TTTTTTTGCGCGGGGACGACAGGCTTTGTTGTCACTGGCTCAGGCTTAGGCTCAGGCTTAGGCTCAGGTGTTAGCGTTTTTTGTGGGAGGACGCCTTGGTTACCTGCTTGAGCGTTTGGCGCTGCTTTTGGCGCTGAAAGTGCGTTTAAAACCCCAGCATTGGTGTCATCCATCGCCCCTTGCCCGGGAGTCTTTTCTCTGTTCACACGGGCTAAGGTATCGCTGTCTTCAGACATCTTACTGACTCTATTGACATTCGCCAACGTGTCATTTTGAGCGCCAGTCATCCCGCCTGAGTCGCCTTTGTTTTTGTTATAAGCGTAAGCCAGACCTGCGAGGCCTGCCAACGCTGCTAAATCTTTTGCTCTTGCCATGATTTACTCCTTAGCAGGCTTTGCCGCCCATGTTCATCTTAATCATCTTGCCTTTGGTTTTACCCTTGGCCTCGACACCACCACCTTTAGCCATCTTCATGCCATCTTTGGCAGTGTCCATGCCTTTTTTCATTACAGGCTTGCCCATCTTAGAAGGCATTGCTGACTTGGCTCCAGCTTTTTTCTTAGCCATCATTGCCATAAAACCGGGGTTCATTTTCGTTGCCATAGATCCGCCTTCTTTAAAAAGTTCCTGTTTACCTTGATTGGTTTTAGGATTGTTGATTGTCTGTCGATCAGCGCGGGTTGCGGTTGATCGGTCTTTACCAAACTTCATACCTTTACTGGCCTCGCTGAATTCTTTACCCACGGATTTGGGGACTCCAACTTTCTTCGCGAATGCGGGGTTATGAGCCACAGCATCCATGAATTCTTTTTGTTTTTTACTCGTTGCTGGCATCATCGTCTTTCTTTTTACGAAACAGCGCAGAAAACTCTTTGCCTGTAGCCATTTCGTAAATACGCATGACACCCACTACCGCACCGATCAAACCAAATATGGGTGTAAGTAAGTTCAAAAATGTACCAATCGTGGTAAACACCGCCACGATGTCCAATACATTTTTTACGCTGTCTGTTTGCTCGGTCATGTCAGCACTTCCATCTTGCTAAGGAAGCCGCCTTACGGGTGGGCTTGCCTTTTTCATCTTTCATCGGGCCGGGCATACCAGACATACGAGCGCAGAACGACTTCTTGCGTGCGCCGCCTGGTGGTTGCGGAGCCTTCAAGTTGCTTCCTGTTGCTGCGTTGTACTTGGCACGCCCTTTGGCAGTCAAACCCGCCCCCTTGGAAGCGGGCAGTTTTTCACCACGACCAATTGCAAGGGAGGGGCCTTTTTTCTTAGCCATAGAACGTCGTAATTTTTGCGGTTGCAGGTAGCGTTACATGAATGCTCGTGTCGAACAAAATGCCTTCGCCGGGAACAGATAGCGTGATTGGTTGTGTGCCAGTGCCAATATTAAATTGCAACCTCACAGTACCGGAAGCACCGCCGTCACGAAAAATAACATCCCCCGCTGTTCCACCAGAAATGCAATGGTATGCCTTGAGGCGGTTGCGCCCAGATACCACTGTGCCTGTAGCTTCTACGTGCGCGGATTTAACGTCTGTCTGCATTGCCATAATCAATCTCCTTTTAAAAAGGGGCCGAAGCCCCCTAGATCAATTAAACAGAGGTTGGGTTGGCAGCGCCATCAGAGCCTTTGACGACATACACGCATGTAATCGTAGCAGCGCCGCCGCTGGCTGTACCAGCGCAAGCGTAAATTGCTTGGACGACTAAGTCAGATGTGCCAACATTCAGATACGTACCGATCTGTGCGCCTGTAACAGTTACAGTTGCGCGGCCCACAGCCAGAGGAGTTGTAGTGGCTCCGCCAACGGTAGCCAAAGAGTTACCAGCGGCAGTTTGAATGGTGATTGTGTTGCCAGTAGTACCAGCGTAAGCAGTGGTAATGTCTACGAAAAATTCCAAAATTTGTGCGCCAGCAGGCAAAACAAATTCTGTAGTAGCTGTAGTGTCGGCTACAGTAGTCAAGCCAGTCTGAGTTACAACAGTAGCACCCATATTACGGATAGTGCCAGCAGTTGTACCGGTTGTGTTTTTAACAGTGCCCAACAACCAAGGGCCAAGGTGAGTTGCGAATCCCATGTTTAATTCTCCATGCGTTGTAGCGTATCAATCTTGCATGTCAGTCAGCCGGGACTGTTTGATACGCCGGGTTCCCCGGAATGCGTTCAATATACACCAAAAGAAAAGGGGGCACAAGGCCCCCTTCTCAGTCTTTTTAAGCCGAACCGGGGGAACCGAACATTCCCAATGGATCAGACCAACCGAAGCTGTAACGCTCGCGGGCTTTGTAACGGACGTTGCCGGTATCAAAGTCACCGTCCATGCTGTTAGCAAGGGGTGAACGAACGAAATGCTTCAAGCCGTTAGGCACATCAGTAGTCAAATACCAGCCGTTTGTGTCGGTCAAGTAGTTGTTGATGGTGTAGCCTTCAGGAATAGAACCATTGTTCTTCAGAGCATTGATGTCGTTGTCGGTAGTGCCAACACGGAGGTTGGTTTCCAACAGGCGGGTAGCCACGAACTGCAATGCAGGGGGAACAATCAGCTTCTTGGGCTTGGCGGCGATCAACAAACCACGCTCGTCTGTCCATGCAGCGATCTGAATAACAGCGTTTTCCAACGAAGTTTCATTCAAGTCAGCGGCGGTAGAAGGACGATTGGAGTTAGTACCACCAGAAACCAAGGGGTGAGCAGTGCTAAACAGAGCAACGCCATCACCACCGACATAAGCGGCAGAGAAACCGTTGTTAAGGGTAGCGGCTGCTTTAACCTGCTTGGTATACGCCATAGCACGAGCCAAACCTTTGGTGTAGCGAGCAGACAAGCTGTCGTACAAGTTATCTTCAATCGCTTCTTCAGTGATTGAGAAACCCAAAGCAATGGTTTCGTGGTTGTAGCGGGTAGTCCATGCCTCTTGAGCATTGTCATAAGCGATGGCAGAACCCTCGTTTTTGACAGGTGCGGCTGAGAAGCCAGACAGTTTGGTTTCTTCTTCAAAGGAACGCTCAGAGGTCTCTGTTTCGTAGATCTCTTTGTGTTGCTCACCGTAGCGAGCGTACTCCATGCCAAACAAAGCATTAAGACCCGGAAGGAGTTCCTTCAGTAATTGTGCGCGTGAAATAGCCATTTTATGTTACTCCTTATGCAATGCTGGTAGCAGCATAATACTGATGCTGACCAAAATTAATCTTGACCAAAATCTCTGGATACTGCATGAATACTAGCGTAGAGCTAGCACCAAAAGCAACCGCAGGGGCTTGGTTCAAAATAAACGATGTAGCAGCGGCAGAAGCAGCGGTGTCAACGAAAGAACCCGAACTGATATATTGCCCGTTTGAGTCCAGCGAGCCAACATCAGTACCAACAGGTAACGCAAACGGCAGAGCCGAACAGGTCACAGTAGCGGTAGAAATGCTGGTATAGGTTGCTGTACCAAGTGAAACAGCCGTGTCAGTCACCAAGCCGAGCACGCGAACGGGCAGAGTAGAGGTGGTGGCAGGAGTATCACTCGGAGCCAAGATTGCGTTCTTGGAGTTGCCGGTTGCGGTGCTACCTGTGTTGTTAATCATGGCCAAATTTTGACCAATCATGGCGCGAGCGCCAGAAGCAACAGCGGTAGTAGCAGAGCAAACAACACCCTTGAATACTTGGTCAGGATCGTCAGCAACAATAGCTACTGCATCGCCAGCCGCAGTTGATGCGGGCCAGTATTGCTGGAATTGCTTTTGTTTTGTGACGGGGTTGGTAAACGAGCATCCCAAGAAGATACCAGTTTGATTACCTGCCGTGCCAGTAGACACAGACAAGCGCACGATTTCACCACGAGACAAACCTACGTAATCACCGTAGAAAATGTTTGTAGAGTAACCGTTAGTGATCGGATATTCACGAGTAGAACCCGCAAATACCTGACCTCCGATCAAGTTGATCGGTTTTAGCCCGTAAGGGGCATCAATAACCGGATAAGCCATTTAAGACTCCTTTTAAAAAAATTTAAGAACCTGTGCCAAATGTGACTTTAGACGAACGTTCCGCAAATTTTTGCATTCGTGGATCGTTGTCTTTCATGTAGGTGTTGTCTACAGAATCCATTTGTGCCTTATTTATTTTTGCAAAGTGAGCTTCACGTTGATCCATAAATTCGGCTGGAATACGGCAGAGTAACAAACCACCTACTTCAATACCACCTTTAAAGCGACCTTCAATAGCGGCGTGCATCATGAGTTCAGGATAGTCCTCTGCTTTGCAGGGTTCGTATCCTTCACGTAACTTAGAAGAAATATTTGATGGATCAGACTGACCATTGGTGCTTAAACGAACATAACGATGTTTCCAACCGGGTCTATCCTCTGGTTGAGGCAGAGTTTCAGGGGCTTGCCAAGACGATGGTCTGAAGTTAGCAGCCCTAGTATCCAATGCACGATCCAAACGATTTTGCGGTTTTTTTGTTTCGATATTTTCCATGATTAAGAACCTCTTCTAAGTAAAGCAACCTGTTTAGCATATTCCTCAATGGGCACTTGAAGGCGACGCGCAGTCTCAACTTCAGATGCCTTTAAGCGAATGCGATTAGGCGGTGTACTTCGTGCGGCAGGAGCCACAGGCGAAGTAATTCGTGTTGCACGGCGTGGAGGTTCATCATCCTCAACAACCGGTTCTGACGTTCTTTTATTAGGAGGCGGATCGTCTTCCTCATAGCTCTGTTCACTATCAAAGTGTTCAGGAAATCTTTTGCGCATCGTTTTATCGATGGTTTGAAAGTACTCTTCAGTACCTACATAGTCCGCACCATACTCTTTCTGCAACTTTCTGTCAATACCCATTGCAGTCATAGTCATTTCGTCGTCAACACCCCACCAATCATTGTTACGTTCAACCCACTTTTTAGTACGGGGGGTCATCTTAGGTTGGTCGGGTTGCGCGGTTTGAAACTCACGTTCCTCAACCTCAATAGGCTTTAACCCAGAGGCTTTATCTATTCTGAGAGTAGCTTTAGCAATCTCTGTTTGAGCATCGGTAATAGCGTCTACGTCACCAGACTCGTAGGCTTCTTTATAGCGCTTCTTGGCAGAGTCAAGCTCTAACTGGGCAGTGGATTGAGACTGCTCAATAAATACTTTACTACCACTAGAAAGCTGTTGTTGAAGCTTTTTGTTCTCTTCGTAGACTTGTTTGGCAAAGGTTTCCGCCGCTTCACGCTCGCGCACGGCCTCTTCTTTGGCACGGCGTTCATCGTGATAACCACGGGTGAACTTCTTCATCCGCGCTTGAACCTTCTCGTCGTAGGTAGCTAACTCTTCATCAGTTGGATCTTCTACTGGCTCTTTCATAGGCTTGCGCCCACGGTCAGCGGGTGGCGTATCGTCTACGACTTCAATCTCAAACTTCTCTTCAGCAGCTTTCTCTGCTTTCTCGTCAGGAAACTCATATGTATCATCAAATCTTGTTGCCATGTGTTACTCCTTATGCTGCTCGTGTAATACCACGGGGGTCTTCCACAACCGCTTCAACCGAATCATCGTTGATGATCCTGAATTCACGACCGTGAATCTTCAGACGGGTGCCTGAATTGGGTCGGACGATGACGAAATCACCTTCCTTGCACGACGGCCCACTAGGGAACCGAGCGGTGTCTTTATAGGCATCGGGGCCAATCTTGACTACAAATAGCACTGGGGTCAGTACTTCTTCATAGTGCATGGATTGATTTGATTTAACAATACCAATTTCACTATCTGCAAACTCTTCCATTGCTTCAGGAACAACGCACAGAAGTCGGAAGGTTTTGGGATCAGGCAACTGTTTCGCTTTATCTTCGGCGCTCGTGTTAAGGATGCCAGATAAATCTACCGCAGCGACATCAAATTCAGTCATCAGATTTCTCCATTTTTTGCACAAGGTCGTTTAAGATAGTTTCTGCGAGACTCAGACCCCGGATGACCCCACAGACGTGACGATAATCGTCAAAACTTGATGCTCTATTAGCAGCAATGAAATCAATTCTTTCACTGCGTAGTTTGTCAATTTCTTTGGCTACATACGCTAGTAGTTTGTAGTCGCTCATTTATCCCCCCTTTTGTTGCTAGGCTGGTTTCGTTGCGCCGCCCGTTGCGCTTGCTGTACAGACATCTGTGCGCGATGTTTTGCGATGTCAACGCCCATACGTGCTCCTTCAGTCTCTTGTTGTCTATTCAACTGATCTCGTTTAGCAGCGGCGCTTGCCCCGACCTGCATAGCAGCAATCTCTTTTTGGGCTTCGATACGAGACTCTTCAATACGAATCTGATCTGCTTTAGCCGCAGCATCCAGCGCTTGTTTCTGTTGTTTAAGCTGCAACTCGCCCTGCTTGATTTGCAACTCTTGCATCTGCATTTGAACAATTGGGTCTTGCATTTGCTGTTGGGCCTGTTGTTGCTGGGCTTGCTGTTGTGCCTTCTGAGTTAGTTGCTGTGACGCTTGTGCTGTCATCATTGCAATACGATCTGCCAAGCCCGGTGGAACTTGCTTGTTTTGTTCCTCATCAGGTAGTGGCATACCCATTGCCATCTCAACTTGTTTGCGGTACTCAAACGCAACGTGTTCGTTTATGTGCGCCATAGCTGCCGCCATGATTGCCTGAGCCTGTGGGTTCATCTGCATCAACTGTTGAATCTTTGGATTCTGAATAGCTGCCATGTGCGCTTGGATGTGAGCCTCGTGGTTCTGCTCAATAAACGCCTTGACCGGCTTCATGATAAGGATGTTCTGGTTCTCCTGCACTGGATCAGTTGGTACTTGGTCATCTTCGACTGGCACTAACTTGTTGGCATTCTTAATGCCCAACACCTCAATCATCTGGCGATGCAGCAGAGGTAAGTTATAGAGTTGTGGTGCAGACTGAGCCAACTGAAGAACAGCTTGATACTGCACAATCTTCTGTGCCATAGTTGCTGCATTAGGATCACTGACAGGAATAACATCTGTGCTGTCGTAGTCCGATTTCTTGGCCTTACGACCTGCGTCTTCTGGCTCATAGTCATACTCCTCGGGGGTATAGTCAGCAATAATGCTCTTGAGCAAGCGGAACTCTTGCTTCATGGTGTAGTGCAGCCGCGCTTGAACAGCCGTCATCACCTTGAGCGTTCTCTCCAACAGAGCTAGTGTTGTACCTACTGGAGCGTTAGTACTCATGTCGGACACGTTCATGTCGCCACTCGACGCAAACGCACGGCCTTCCTGAACTATGTTCTGAAATAGTGCAAACAGAACCTGTGACGGCTCCTTGTATGGCAGTGGTAATATGTTGTCACGGATGCTTCCTGAGGGTACATCTACGTCTCTAAACTCTCCGGGCTGGATGGGGGTGTCGTCTCCTTTGATGCGAAGTCCTCTGGATTTGAGGCCACCGGGTAGGTTTGATAAAGTGCCCGCATCCACCAACTGTCGAATGAGCATGGTGGCGGACTTGGCGTAGCCCCCGATAAGATGGATAAGACCATACCCATAGAACCCGAATCCGGGGATGTATTGATAGTGGACAAAGTGTTGTCGCTTGGTGTGCAGTTCGTCGTCTTCATACCAATTTCTCCTAATGGCTAAAACCTTGCGTGTACCCTTCTCAATAGTCACTACGTATGGCAGTGCTATACCTGTCTCTTTGCCCTTCTTGTCTTTGTGCTTGTAGCCATCCAAATCTAAATCAACGTGCATCTCAAGAATGCGGAAGCGGTCGTCGTTGAGCGCGGACATGCCTTGCTCTTCAGCTTTCTGTTTCTCGATGTCGTCTAACTCGTGCGTTGGCTCCCCTAAGTCTACGTCGCTGTAGAACCCAGCCTCTTGCAACTTCTTGACCTCGTTCTCGGTCTTACGCATCACATGTGTGACCCGCTCGGCGGACTCAAGATTACTAGCGCCATACGGCACTACTATGTCTTCGGCTGGAATGAACACCGCAACTTGGCGACCCTTAGCTGGATCAAAGTACACCTTCTTAAACGCTGAGCCCGCTAAAGGGAGCGACCACAACATCTTCTCGTGCTCTGGGCGATACTCGACCATCACCTCGGTCAACTGATAATTCATGTCCTCGCGCACACGAGCGGCAGCTTCTTCACGGAGTAAGTCAACCGCGCCAACGATCTGAGTTTTAACTGGCCCCATAGCAGGGAATGTTTCCATCATTGCTTCAGATTGAAACCGCACGACTGATTCTGTAAGCATGGGATGGAATACACCACAAGCACCTTGCCAAGGCTCTGTTCGTTCCTCGTACTGCAAGCCCAACAACTTCAAGCCATCGACATAAGTTTTGATCCAGTCTTTGCGATCCATTTGGTCTTTACCAAAATCTTCAATTAACTCTTCGGCAAGCCCATCTAGGTCGCCATCGTCCATGTAGTCAGCTAAGTTAGCGTCAAAGTCTTCCGCTGTTTCTTTTTGCGGTTTTAGTTCAATATCAAGGCCATCCATACCAATATTGACTGACTCGGGATCCTCGATCTCGATCTCAATATCGGGCTCCATAAGCTCGGAGATACCCTGTGGGGCTTGATACAGACTTTTGTCCATTGAACTTGTTGCCATTTTGTGTCCTTACACTGTGTAAAACCGCTCTTTTCTGCGGCTACGAAAATAATTAATCTCTTCAGGTTCATCGCTTGGTAAGCGTAAGAACCCACCTTGACGAAAGCGCATCAGCGCTAGGGTTGTCGCATCAACCAAGTCATCATGCTCGCCTGACGGAAACGCTGCTATCTCGTCTACTAACTCTTCTGCCCATCGTGTGCGGGGGATCCACACTTTTCCCGACGCAATTATGTCTGATACAGAGTTCAAACGCGCAATTTTGTCCTGACCTTTACTCGGGGTGTACTCCTGCACAGGAATGCCCATCGCCCGCAGGTCGTAAATGAGGGGCGCACCAGACGCCTTTTTCTCAATCAGAATCCCATCTGGCTCGTATTCGTTGTACTCCTCAAGGACATCTCGTTTCAATTCTGGGTACTCAACTCGCTTCTTGTACGTATTGAGCAAAATGATGTTTGACATCCCATGATCTTCATCATTTTTAAATATGCCCCACGTTGTTCCCGCAGAATAGTCAGCCCGATTGTTCTTCTCAAACGCCGTATCCCATGTCTGCAAGATGTACTCACATATTGGCGGCTGCTCGTTCTCCCACCATTTCCACCAGTCGCGCTTAATAATTGCCGCCTCGTTACCTACTGGGTTCTGTTGGTACTGCGCCTGCCACTTACTATTAGGTAGTTCCTCGCGAAGCGCAGAAAGCTCCTCCATACTCCAAAACTCAGGCCATAAGGGATTACCCGAAGGTAGGATTGCAGGGAATTCAATGACTTCCCACTCTTCCCCACCCCTTGCGGCAGCGGCTTTTAGTACTTGACCAGTCAAATCTCGTTGCGCCCAGCGGGTCATCACGACCACAATCGCTCCGCCCGGCTGTAAACGCTGACGCGGGCCTGACGTATACCACTCATATACCTTGTCATACACATCAGGGTTCATAGCCGCCATCGCAGCCTCTTGTTCTGAGTGCGGGTCATCTATTATTAGTACGTCAGCGCCTTTACCAGTCACCGCACCGCCCACACCAATCGCAAAATAGTCACCACCTGCGCTGGTATTCCATCGTCCAGCCGCTTTTGAGTCCGCTTGGAGGTGTAATTTGGGAAAAATCTCTTTATAAGTCTCGGAATCCACCAAATTTCGCACTTTTCGACCAAAACCAACCGCCAATTCAGCAGTGTGGGATGCCTGAATCACCTTTTTGCCCGGATATTTACCCAAAAACCACGCTGGAAGCAGATATGACGCAAATTCTGACTTGGTATGGCGGGGCGGCATGTTAATTATGAGCCGTTTGCACGTCCCATTTGCCACCCGCTCGAAGGCTTTTGCCATTCTCTTGTGGTGTGCCCCCTCAATAAAGCTAGGCCACACCCTATTTACAAAAGGCATGAAGTAATCCACCGCCTGTTCCCGCTTTGCGATGATCTCATGCTCCTCTAGGGCAACATACAGATCACGAAGTTGGGCTTCAGGTAGGTTCGGAAGTATCTTCAGAATATTCTGTAATTCCTGTGGACTCATCGTCGGCGTCATTTAAACCTAACTCATCACTTATGTTTTTTACAGGCGCGTCTACGACGTTACCCTGCAAAAGGCGGGAAATCTTTTCGTGGATTACTTGTTTCAGATCGTTAGCTGAACGGTGGGTAATAGTTATCTCAGACTTATCAGTAAACGCACCGATGTCTGACATCTTTCCTAGCAATTCCAGAGCGCGAAGTTCACTTTTTGTGTCCCCACACGAGCTAATTTCTACCAGCCTGTTGGTGATATACGTTCTGGCTTGGGACGCATCGAGCACGATGCGATGGTCGTACTCCGATAGTAGTGCAGATAGCTTTAGCGCCACGCCACCTTGGTATAAAGCAGGTGGGTTAATGTTTTGTTTTTTCTTGGTATCTACTTGTGCAAATAACTTACGAGCGGCTTCTTCATCTTCTTCCGTCATTTCAAACGGCATGCCAAGCTCAGTCATTAATACCGCAGTCGTAGCGGCTACCCTTGCATTCTCTTGTAGAGACGCGCCAACCTGCTCAGATAGGTTACTGGGCAGCGGATGATCCTGTGTAGGCGCAATAGTTAGAGTCATGCGGACTGTGGCACTCCAAAAGAAGGTAGTGAAATGTAGCATAAAAAATATACATATCAAACCCCTTATGCACAAAAAACGCCGTTTTCTATACATGACCCTTTGGTTCCATTGACGGGGGGTGTTTCTGTAAACTTAAAAAGCAAGATTGGATACTTAAAAAATAGGGGGTGGGGGGTATAGGGTTTTTCCTAATGACGGGGGGTAATTCCAAATCTGCGCATCGAGTGAGCGAATCACTGTGTAAGGAG